AAACTTATCTACTTCAGCTTTACTAATACTAAAAGCTTCAGGTTGTTTTACATTAATACTATTTGTTCCAGTAGTTTCTGGCATCGGAGAAACAGGTTGAACTGAAGCTACCGATTGATCAGTAAGAGGTTTGTATTTCTTTAGCAGGTTCACAATGACATCTACGTCACCAGTTTGAACGGCTTCAGATCCTACATCTCTTAATCTTTTACCCGTGATTTGATCGAATGAATTTAAAAATTTAAACCAATTAGGATCACTACTATTAATGTTAGCTGCCCCAGGATATTGTTGTTCAACGCTGGTCCAAAACCATTGTCGATCTTCTTTTACTTTAGTTTCCTGTTCTTTTCTAGCATTAATACTTTGTTCAACTAATTTGTTTACAAGCTCTTTAATAGAACCACTTTCAAGCTCTTCTTTGAGTGTGCCTTTAATAACTCTATCTTGTAACTCTAAAACTTCTTCGCCAACTTCTTCAATTTCTTCATCAGTTAAATTAGATTTAAATCCAGGAACTTTATTAGCTTCCCTTATTTCACTAAACTGATTTTGTAATTCTTCTAATTGACTTTTCAGTTCTTTATTTTCTTCATTTGATCTCTTCAATTGAGACTCTATTCGACCCTTCATTGAAGCACTTCGTTGTCTTTCAAGTTCTAAATCTTTCTGTAACGCCTCTATATGAGGATGTGTTTCAGAAGTTATCCCTTGCTGATCAGACTCATTATCATGTACTGTTTGTTCATTAACAATTTCCTCAGAATTAAGATTTTCCTGTTGTTTAGACAGTTCATTCTCAATACTTTCTAACTGCTCTAATGCTTTCTTTGGTACCGACATATTTCTATTTCTCCCTTTCTTGTACGCCCTAACGGGAAATGTACTATTTTAATTTAGAGGCTACTCACTTGAGTAGATATCTCTTATTGATTATTGTTTAACCAAATCTTTTAAGTTTTGTAAAATCGACTTAACACCTCTAGCTATACCTTGACCTACTTGTATTTCATCTTTTCCTAAATCATCATTAGCTATTCTTACTTCATCTAAACATCTTTGTATGTAACTAATAAAAATATTAAAGTTATCCCAGTTGTGTGCCAGTTGGTTGATCGCCTGCTTCTCCTGTTTGTTCGGTTTCGGTAGGTTCATTTACTTCTCCTTCTTGAACTGTTTCTTCAGGTACTGCTTCATCTTCTACGAAAGATGCTCCTAATACCTCCCTTAAATCTGGATCTTCTCTTTGATCTTCAAGCTTCATCATTTCTGTCATAGCTTTTTGTTGTTGTTTAGCATTACGAATATCTAGCTCTTTATTATCAACTCTATTTTTAAGTTCTATTTCTTGTGCTCTTAATTGTAATTTTTGCTGTTCTAGTTGAACTTCAGCTTGAGCCATTTGAGCTTCTCTTTGTATTAATGCTTGTTCTTTTTCTATAGCTATTTGATTTTGTTCTATACGTTGTTTTTGAAGCAATCCTTCTTCTTTAATTAAAGCTCTAATTTTTTCTTCACTAGGTTTAATATCATCATAATCAGTTTCTAAAGCTTCCATTGCGTCAGCTAAAATTTTTGCACGACCATCAAGTCCTAATATTTTTTGATCAAATTCATTATTAGTAACTTGTAATAAATTTAATCGTCTTTGAGAAAGTTCTTCTTTCATGATCATTGATATAACACCTTCAGATATAAAGTTCATATCACCTTTAATAGATTCGTCATCATGATGAATCATATTATAATCATATAATCTTTCTATAATTGTTTGGAATATATATCTATCTACTCCTAATAAAATTCTTTTTAATCCTCTATTAGTACTACTCATTAACATAGATAAACCAGAAGATGTTCTTCCTGCAGCTCCTTGTTTTTCATTACCTAAATGATAATTAGGAATTTCTAATGTTTGATCTGTTAATCTAATTGCAGAGTTTACAATATTTAATAATTCAGTTGATCTTGAATCAGGTTGGAAAAAATCTACTAATGGTGCATTACTATTAGCCATATTAGTACCTTGCCATATTTTCCAAGGATACATAGCTGTAATGTTTTCACCTTCAGGTATTCTATTAATATCTGGTATTACTACTTGTGGTCCAGAAGATATACCTAAATTATTTACCATTGCTCTAGCAGCAGCGTTTGCAATATCTTGTTCGTTTTTAATTATTTCAGGAATACCTTGATACCAAAAACCACCAATCTCTTTTGAAAATCCATATACAGAATATGGTCGTCTTTCTAAAATATCTGGATTTAATCCAATATATACTAAACAATTATCTATTGTTATTGCATTAATATCATAATCTTTTAATGGATCTATTTTCTTTCCATGTATATCTTTTACTATTCCATATTCGGGTAACATGCTACCAGGACAATGACACCAAAATTCTATACCTTCTAAATTAGGAGACATATTTCCACTATACTCATCTGTGGTATCTCTATTTTCTGCCTCATCTATATCTTCTTTATAATTACCTTGTATAGTAACATTATGATCTTTTCTAATAATATATTCTATATTATTTCTAATATATCCTTGTTCATCTCTATTAGCTAATAAAGATTCTTTAGATATAAAAGTTTTTTCACAAATAGGTCCATCATCTACAGTTTGATTAGATCTGCCAGGATATAAATCTAAAGGAGATACTCTTTCAAATGTTACTTGTTTTTCATATCCTATTTCAGGAATAGTTTTTCCATTTTTCTTTGTCCATCCTGTTTTCTTTTTACGCATTCTAATAATAGGACCTTTAAGAATACATGCTTTACTTGTAGATAAATCCATTACTGCTTCTGAAAATGCTTTAATCCATCCGCCTTCTATCATTTGATCATGAATTAATTTAGACATTTCATCTGCAGCTTTACTTGCTTTTTTATATGATTGCTCAATTAATGAAGCTCTCATTCCACTAGCTTGTTTGTATGCTTCTTCAGAAGAAACTTCTTGTCCAGCAATTTCTTGTTCAGCAATATCATCCATTACTTTCTGTACAATAGATTCTACTTGTGCTGGAGGTATATCTACAATTGGAGTTGGTTTAAGATTCCATGTTCGTTTTCTTTTAGCATTCATATATACATCATGAACCCAAGATTCAAATGATCTACATTTAATACCAGTAACACCAATAAATACTTCAGAAGAATTAGCTGCTTGTATTTTAGCTAGTTTTTCAGAATCATATTTACCATTACGTCTATTTAAAGAATCAATAATTTGTTCTTGTATATCAGACTCTCCTTCTTTCCAGCTTCTAGCATCTTCAAAGGTTGCTGCTAAATGTGCTTCAATAGAAGAAAGCATAGGACTTTCTTCTTTATATATATTCATTAATTCTATTTCATGTTCTTCTTTAGCTTTTATTATATCCTCTTGAGAAGCTATAATACCGCTTACTCCGGTAGGATAGCCTTCAACGACTTTACCAGCTTTAGATAAACCCTCGTTCATAAGATCTTTTTGATTATGCATGTGCATCTCCTAACATACCTATATTTAATGTCAATTCCATGCCCCCATATCAGGCTGACTGATTTCTTTTGTTTTATGTATAAATGAATGATTATTTCTAGCTTGTTGTAATCCTTCTCTAATATGCAACATTGCATATTGCAAAGCATCACTTACATGTGAATAAAAGTTTTTATCAGGAACTTCATGGTATCTTTTTTTACCAGCAATACCTCCTGTTCTAACTTCTTTGAATTTATATCCTCCTAAAAATCCTTTTCTTAAAAATGGAGCATATGGTCCTATTGCAAATGCAGGAGCTCCTTCTACCATTCTAGTTAAATAATATTTTACAGCATCTCTTCTAGCTACAGGACTATTCGTATTAGTAGTTACTGTTGGTATTCCACATTCATCTAATATATTTAAACATGTTATACCATCTGCTTGACTTCTTTGATTGCCAGCAGGATCACCTACAGAATATAACTGTATACCTGGATACCTAGTTTGTAACTTAGGTCTAACTATTTCTTCTACAAATCTTCTTAACTCCATATCTTCAGATACACATTCATCTATAACTACTACATTACCTTTAGGATTTACTTGTACAAATACACAAGCAGGTGTTAATCCAAAGTCCCATCCAATAATAATAGGTAATCCTCTATATGGTTCTATTAAATTTTTATCAAAATGAGCTGCATCAGAATATTCTGGATATACAGGTTTACCACTAATAACAGATCCATACTCTCCCATTAGATATACTTTTATCCATTCAGGATCTGCACCATGAGATTGTCTCATCCAGTATTCATATCCTAGATCTTGCCATTTAACATTCTCTGCAGGTGGTATATTTTTATTCTGTCCTTCGTTGGGTACATATGATGCAGGAGTTGATTTGCCTTTAACATAAACTGGTAAGATAGCAGGTGGCTGTCTATAGAAACTATGATTTATAGGTTGTTTAATTTCAGCACGTTCATGCCACCAATGATCATCAGAAGGTGGGTTAGTATCCATTATTACTCCTGACCATTCAGATCCCCCATCTATTTTAGCAGGATAACGACCTGTTCTTTGTAATGCCATCTCTACTACTTGTTCTTCTAATTCAGATGCCTCATTTAAAAATGCCCCTGTTAGCTCTAAAGATTTTAATTTTCTTACATCTTCTGCTCTATCAATAGCTATAAAGATAACTTCAGCTACTACTCTAGTATTATCTGCTAACCAAAAATCCATTTTACCTGTAATAGGTGCTGACATGTTAATATGACATATCTCATCAGGTATCCAGTCTTGCCATGTTTTCATAGTAGTAGATATAAGCTCAGGATATGTATTACGAATGAATGCCCATCTAGATTTACGAGTCTCTCCATCTAATCCAACTCTTTGTTCTAGCATACGACTCCATGCTTCCATACAACAAATAACTGTCTTACCTGTTCCTACAGGTCCCATTACTCCTCTTACATCTGAATTATCTCTATGAAATCTAGCGGCTGTTGGCTCAGGCTCATATGGTCTAATCGCTAATTGCTTACTCATCTTTTAACTAGCTCCTGTTTAATAAAGAACTCCCCAGATACTTTAGCTACTCGCCAAACTTCTCCTGGTCTTATTCTTTCTGAGATCCATTCTTGAGCTTCAGGCATATTCTTAAATATAAGTCTATCTGTTCTAGGATGTTGTATCCATCCACCGTCTGGTAATCTAATTTCAACAGCTATCTTACTTTTCCATTTACGAGCCATTAGTCTCCTTAAATAAACATGGGGGTCATTGAGACCCCCGTCACAGCGTCTTAGCTCTGGCATAGATCACCCCCGTGACGATTTGCCTTATCTCATATAAATGAATATCTGTCAAATAGAGTACCATGTACAAAAAACCCCCCTACTCGCTATACAGAAAATATTGTAGCAAATAGTAGATAGAGCTATACAGCAGATCTATGGGTCCGATAGGGTAGCTTAACATTGAATAAAATACACATATAGCACCCAGCAATTTGACGTAAGTCGTTGATATACAGCAATTTGAGAGTATGCAATTGACAGTGTAAGGTACCAAACATATATATAGATAAGTATAGATAGTACTGTCTGTCCAGCTACCCTACACCTCGAAGTCACACACTCGCGCAGGGACCCCTACCATATATTATATCTCTGTACGTATAGACATAAGGTCATTGTCATCTCTCTCTCGTGGTATATAAGCGAAAATACACAGCTCGCTTCGCTCACTGCATATTTTAGCTTTAAAGCTCTTATTCGGTTTGTTTTATTCTATTCAAACTATAGCTGAACATAGCTATATAGACATTAACTTCTTAAAAGGAGACGTAACATGAGCACTAAAGAGAACATCGTATTCGACAATGCATTCGCTAAAGAATCTATTGACGAGAAAACTGGTAGAGGTTGGCTTAACTTTACCTTTGGCAAGAAACTTCCTGCATTCGTGAATGGTACAATACAAGAGAGTAAACAAGCTCGTACTAGAATCAGAACCAATGAGAAAGGTACATTCGTACATACTAACATTGCAGGAGCAGAGATAGTTGCACTAGCAGACAAGATTAAAGAACATGGTCTTGAAGCTAAAGCATTCTCATTTCGTTCAGAGTTATTCCAGAACAAAGAGGATGGAGGCTATGCACCTATCCCAGAACATCCTGGCGTTAAAGCAGGGAAGACATGGACAGGTAAACATTCCTTATCCTATGGCGACCCTTACATGGGTGTGTAATACAATCTAGAGATAGAACATGAGAACCCAATTATCGACCTTGCGTGGATTAATCCACCTCTTGATAATGTCCTTCGGGATAGAGGTTCGTGTTCTATCTCAAACCTTTAGGAGATTGCAACTACGAGTAGCAATATAATAGTGGGGGACTTGCATTCCCTCAAACCTTTGGGGGATTGAAAGGACGAGCTACAACAATTTTTATTCATATATAACCAAGGAGGTGTAACATGGCTGATCTCAAGAAAAGATTTGCTAGATTGAATGCAGAAGAAGTAGGTAAATTAGACAACATGACTCATGGCAGTAAACATCCAGCTAAAAGAGACTTGGAGAAATTATTACTACCATCTGCAGTTGTAGAATTGATAGAGGAGAACAAGCAATTGAAATTTGATCTCTTGTTCTATAAACATATGTTCGACATCACAGCTGGACAGTACAAGATTAGTGCTGAAACTGTACAGCTCTTGTGTAAAGCAATCATGGAAAGTACAAAGGAGGAATACCATGAAATGGGAAATCTTGCTGAATGTCTTGATGATGATTGAGTCGAGCAATAACATTAACATTATTGGAGATGGTGGACAGTCAATAGGCTGTCTTCAGATCCAGGAAGGAGTCATAGAAGATGTCAATAGAATTTATAAAAGAAGATATACAATGGATGACAGATACAATGTCCAGAAAAGTAAGGATATTTGTAGAAAGTATCTTACGTACTGGGGAAATAAAGCACTTAAAGAAACTGGTCAAGAGCAATTCACTTATGAGTTACTTGCTAGAATCTGGAACGGTGGACCTAGGGGATACAGTAAAGATACCACTGTCACGTACTGGAATAAGTTTAAAAGAATTTCCAAACAGATGAAGATAATGGAGGTAATTGAATGAGCTTATTCGTAGTAAATATTCATAGAACTATAACAGAAAAGTATATAGTAGATGAAGATAGTGGAAACAAAGATATAGCAGAGCATAGAGCTTTGAATGAACCTAGCACATGTGAAGGTCCAGCAACTGAATCTTCATTAGTTATTACTAGCAAGGAGGTGCAAGATGATGTTACCTGAAATTACTTTAATAGAATGTGATGATGGTACATGTAAGATTAAGGCTGACAATACTATGAATGGGGGAGAGGTTAAAATCCTACCTGTTAAAGCTTCTCAATATGAAATGCTTGAGGGTATGTTAGCTTACAATAGAGGAGATGGAAAGATACAAGATTGCTTTCCATTCCTTGAGCCAGGGGAAAGAGAATTTATGTTGAGTGGATTAACACCCAGTGAGTTTGATAGAATGTTTAATGAATCTCAAATGGGAACTTCAGCTACACAAGAATAGTTTTTTCATATTACTCCTCTTCCTTGGACAGAGCCTGGATATGCTCGTAAAAAAGTGTCCTTGATTTAAGACTAATATGACTGAAAGATCTTGCGCTTATAGGCGGGACTAAAGTATCGGAGCTTGATGTGGACGACCATGTGGGAATAAGCATACAGAGTAAACCGAGTTCTCTGAATTAGAAACTACTATAAGGTCAGTTGCAGGGCGTTGCAACTTTGGAGATGCAGGTAAAAAGTAAATCCTGCTATTAGTCTAGAGAGTATCACAAGTTAGCTACTTGTGGTGCTCTTGTTTTTTTTGATTGAAGACTCTTTATTCATGGGGGAGATAAAAGGAAGAGTGGCAACAATTTATATTCAATAGATAGTTAAACGAACCACATGCAGCAACGGAGACGATCGATATTTCCTACGAGCCTAAGGTTTTGGCAAGTTACAGAATGATGATTTAGTATCTGGCATGGTCTAATGAGAATATAACAAACCAGCTTCCTCCAATTAGAATGCAGGGGTGTACGACAGATGTTGTGTCTACCTGACTGATTGGGGGGAGCTATACAGCTGGGAAATTTTTTATAAGAAAAATTTTAGACTCGCACCAGCTGTATAGCTATAGTATATACGGGGATTAGTTGTCAAGTACAAAATCAATTATTATTGTCAGTTTCTTCTGTAACATCCTCATTATCAAGGACTTCCAATCCTGTAAACTCTACAACATTTTTTTCTTTTGGTTCTTCTTTACGCAAGTTCATATCTACATTTATTACTAAACCTTTTTGATCTACCTTGCTATTGTCTTTGTACTTATCAGGATCTAGAGCCTTGAGCTGGACCTCAAGTAATCTGTCAGAATATTTCTTTTTATATCCTACAATCTGACCCAGGTGGTTGACCATAGGTTCATCTATCCCTTCAACAGCACGTTCGTGAAGAGCTTCTTCAGCTGCATTCAAACGTCTATGTTCACGTTCCTGTTTAGCTATCTTATATAACTCACGACCTGCTTTACATTTACGAAGAGCATGTGTCTCGAACTCATTCCACGTGAGGAATCCAGCCTTGCTGGTAACCATTAACATTTTACCACCTGAAGCTATACCTTCTAGTGCAGCACGAAAATCTCTTCTATCTTTGATACATTCATCAAAGACTGGTAACTCTTGTTCTGCTCTATCTATATCTGACCACTGTATATCTTCAGCTGTTTTCATCCTGTCAAGAAACTCAATTGTATCTTCAGGAATAAATTCACCATCTCGTTTGATATGGCGAATACCATTTTCGTATTTATATATTGTGTCTAG